AGTTAATTTTTTAGAAAGTTATTCCTGCCCAATATCGCCCGCAACATGGTGACGAATAATTGAACGCGGCGGGAGTGACTTCGCAAATCTCAAAAGTTTTTCACCGTCGGTTTCTTCCGGCTGGTCGGCTTGGCTAGTCGCGACCCAATGCAATTTCACGTTTCCGCCGTCGGCATAACATCCGCCGCGAGTATTTTCGCCTGCGGCTTTTTTCTTGGCAGCACCGTGCGCAGTAAATCCGACAATAAAATCGCGATCCAGTCGTGCGCATAATGGGTCACCGTTTCCACAGTCGCGGCAGCTAAACCCGTCACGATATTCTGCGGGGCACCGCACTACCTTTTTATTGAACGGCGCGTCGCCAGATTTTTTACCCTGCCAGAATTTATCGGGTACGACGCAAACGGATGGAACCCCGTTATAAATCGATGCGGATGCAGCACCTAGACTGTCGGCGCTAAAATTAATTACGGTTTTACCCTTGCGCAGTTTTTTGCCCCAGCCATAAACGTTCGGATCAAAATGCGAATATGTAAATGACTGGCCTTTATTAGGTACTGCGTCCAATAACGCGTCAAGATAATCTGCGTCAATTTTTTTTGAACCCTTGCCGCTGCAATTAAGTTTGCAAGCGGCTGGGCACGTTGCATATTTTTCGCCGTTGCCTGCGCGGTAAGTTACTGCGATGCCTTTTGTTTTTTCTGCCCGGCTTATTTCTACTGTTTTCAACATGGATTGCCCTCCGTAGTTGTATAAGATTTATCGCATACCTTACACCATAAAAAAGCCCGCAGTCAAGCGGGCTAATTTTTTGTTTTTTTATTTACGTCTGCGTTTCGGTTTTTGTCGCAGATCGTCTGCTGCATCTTCCCCAAACAGCAATTTATAAATCCATTCAATGATTGCCATCTATTTGCGCCTCCTCGTTATCGAGCCAGACCCAAGCTTGCACCCACGCGCCGTCGCTACTTTTAGAAACCTTTGCATCATTATCGATTTCTATATCGTCACATGCAAATTGATTTCTTGCTCTATCGATCCAGTCGTCAGCCATATCGCTACACCTCCGTAGTTTGTTTATGACTATGGGATTGTATGCGATGTTGTGGGACATATCAAGCTAAAAACATTATCCCAATCAATTTGGCCAGCACAATGAAACAAGGGCTCAACTTTCAAGCCTTCAAGCTTTAGATCAACGGCCTCGCTGCCGGGATACAAAAATAGCTGTTCGGGTTGGTTTTTAGTTTTGTGTTTTCTAACCATCACCCAGACACTTGCGTGACCATGCGTTGTTAACCACGCAACTTGGTGTGGTCGTAAATCTACCGCATTCCCTGCGGTGGCTTTAAGTTCTATGAAATGAAAGTTACCTAGCTCATCACATAACACGACGTCCGGTACTCCGGGCATCGCCCACGTTTCAAGCCGTGTTGCTTTCAGGTTCCTCCCAGTCTTCTCCATCCCCGTCTTCATCTGCCTCCAAAAGTCGGCTTCTCGCTTTGTCGCGGTTCTGGGAATTGCTCTCTCCTTCGGGAGTAACGTCGATAGTGATCGGGGCATAACTTTGTTTTATCTCCTTGAGCGCCTTCAACACTTCATCCTTACTCATACTGTCAATGCTGCCAGTGCGAATCTCGCTCTTGTTTACATAAATGTCACCTTGAGCTTGCCCCCTCCGGTATTCTGCTTGAACGGCGGCACTATACGCACCGTTGTTTAATGCCATATCACGGATCGTTTGTAGATCACGCAAATGGCGTTGGTAGTTGACACCAAACTTTTCATCCAGTTCCGCACGATAAGCTTGGATAGCTGCTACCACGTGCGGGCTAATATTTGCGTTGGTTAATTCATATGCCCTAGTGTGAGCAGAACCTGCGGGATATCCTGCATTGATTGCTGCTTCTCGCATCGTGATCTGACCATCTTTCGATACCAGTTCCTTCACAAACAATTCTTGCTTACGAGTTAGCGGCTGCGCTCTTGTTGCTTTTGGTCTACCCACTCTTTTCTTTCGAATAGGAGCAACAGATTTACTAGGCATTTAATTCTCCAGTTATTTGGCGATAGTTTGCCATAAAATAAACTGCTTTGTATATATACACAAGAAATCAAAAATAAATAAAAAACAATTTGACCCCGCTATACGCAATCTTGCTCTTTCTGGTTACATAAACTCTGGTACGGTTACATTTTTATTTTTAACTTATGTAACTATAAATCTCTATATATAACAAAGCTTTAACTGCTCTGGTCACACGGTTACACCAGTTACACCTATTTTACCAAAAAAATTAATTTTTTATTTTTGCTCTATATATAAGTAAATGGCGTTTATTTGTGCCGTGGACCGTGAGCCAAGAATAGAAGATAATAGGAACCGGCCCGTCCCTTTGGTCCCTTACGCTGAGACACTTCCACTCAGCCCGTCACGCCAGAGGGGCGGGTCACCATCCGCCAAAAAACCATATGGCAAACCATCCGCCGCCCACGATGAGGAGCAGCAGCACAATGTGCCACCATTGAGCGTCATCGCCACCATTGTATTCTTTCCAGCCCATGGGGCCATCTTACCACAATCAGTGTTCCGTAACGTCTTGCGCTTTGACGACGGTATTCTTTGTAGATTTCATGGCGTCTGCAAAGAAGTCATCTTCTTTCAGATCGTCAAGGTCTGCCAGATGCAGATTGATTTGAACGCTGGTTCCGTTGAGGCAGGCAAACGCGACAGGTGACGCGATGCAGTGGTTGTTGAGCAGCCCGACGTAGACGTCGAGTCGATCAGATAGCATGTTAATGACGTGGCATACGTCGTCGTTACTGAGCCCGTTTACAAACTCTATGAGTTCGGTTTGTCGTTCTTTTTTTATCATAATGTTCTCCTCGATAAAAAACCCCCGATCCGAAGACCGGGGGAAAAGGGGTATTACCAACTGCCGGGACCGTTGAAAGTCCCTTCGCCAGCAGCCGCATAGTATTCGGGGACGGACTCCCCGCGGTTTGCAAGCTCGGCAGCGTAACGCTTTGCTTGGACGCCATTCATGTGGCCTTTAGTGTGACCACCCGCGTGACAGCCGGTGTGGGCTGCGTTGCGGTAGAACGTCAGCAGCTCATCGCTGCTGAAGCCGTCCAGCTTTTCGGTATTGATGTACATAAGCACACCCTCCGTAGCTGATTAAAAGATCAGGGCTTGCCCGCCCCGGTTAGCTGGCCCACCCAACTAACAAACACAGTATCGCATACTATCGCATAAATGTCAAGACCTAATTTTTAAAAAAGTTATATCACCGCGGAAGGATGCACAGAAAAATAATCCATACGGTCGTCCCATTGGAAGGTGTGGTCTTCCCAATCGGCTGCTTCGTCAGCAAGTCGGTTTTCAATGGAGGGTGATGATGTCCATGCCTTGAGGTTTAACTTCAAACTCCACTTAAACTCGTCAGCTTTCTCTCTCCAGTAATCGGCCTCTTCTCTGCCTTCCCATTCATCTTCTTCTGCCCAGAAAGCACAAAGATCGAAACAAGCTTGATCGCTTAGTGAGCCATCTCTCATGCGTAGAATTGCAGGCCTCTTACCGTTCATTTTGTTTATCCTCCGCGAAGTAAACACGCTTCATGGGTTTGGTTCTGAAAAAGCCTGTATAGTCTGGATACTCATGCATAAACAGTCGAGCGTACAAAGCAATAAAATCGTTCGATATTTTGTATTCGTTACCGGTGGTAACAATCATTGTCTCCCAGCGAATGCGGTTGACGATCAACCATGCCGAAAGGTTACGGTGCCCTTTTCGTATGGCTTGGAAGGTGAACTTTTTAAATAGCTCATAGAACTCTGGGTTCTCTTTGTGCCAAGCCCACCATTTCGTTTTCAGGTCATCTGTCATGAAAACAGCCAGACCGCGAGTCCGGCAAGTAAACCTCCAACAGCAGCCATAACTGCAAAGTGATGTCGCACGTACCATGGTTCGAGAGGCGTGGTTGATTCTGAGTAATCCCAATGACTTTCAAACTCGTCACGAGCAATAACAACTTCT